GGAGGGGAAAGGTAGGGTTTCGGGAGCATGACGGGGTAATCGGAGGGGGTGGGCTCCCCCCAGTGGCGGGGCCAGTCTATATTTAACTATATGAACGATATTTTTTCATGGTTTTAAGGGCGGACATGTCAATTGTATGGACGTAAAAGTACGCACTTGTCAAAATACTTGACATATGGTATAATAGCACCAATGGTATCTTTAAGAGGACTTTTGCGGACATAAGACAGGACACAAAACTATCTGAATGTCCTACAACGGACTTGTCTCATACTGGTGTTTATAGGAAGACAAAGTAAAGAAAAACGCACCAGTTTATCCCACATTCAAGGATGGGGAAAATAATTCCCCACGAACGGCTTATAGTATAGAGGGGGAAAAAGACTCCAGTAATACGGGATGACGAAGCACCTAAAGGTGCGAGTCATACAGGATAACTGGATTGATAAATTATATTATTTTTTTGCTTAAACGCAATGGATAATTTATATACAACCACCCAATTGAATTTTTTTATAAGGAGTATTAAATGACAGAAATCAATCCCCTCTGGGATGAGTTTATTATGTGGCTGGCACAACCAGAACACGAACGAGGTACAGTCGCCACTGAAGATGAGTGGGCTAAAGCACATGGATACTCTGATGCTAGAACATTGCGTAGATGGAAAAACAAACCTGAGTTTATTGAACGTCAAAGAAAACTAACAGAAAAACTAGTTACTAAAATTGGTGGGGCTATAGTAACATCTGATGATGATGTACTTGATAGTGAAGAAAGAGATTATAGATTAGTTAAATCTAAACTTGTACAATCTGCTAAAGAAGGAAACTTAAAAGCACAAGAACTGTACATGAAGCAGTATGGAAAATCTTGGATTGATGAAGAGCAAGCATCTCGTTCATCTGACTTTACAAATCTAGAATTACCAGCATTAGTGGCTAGAGCCGCATCCGCATTGGAACCAGAAATACTGGCCGAAGCCTTAAGGGTTTTGGGGTATAAGGTTGAGAAGGGTGCGGATTAATGATAGTTTTACATGCGTTTGAAGAAAACTTAACATCATCTAGAAATGAACATATAAAAAGATATTTTGGACATACTCCGCCTTCTGGAGAAGAAGAGCGTGAGGATGGTTCTTTTGTTATTTGCTATTGTGGTGGAAGAATAGTCCCACTTGGAGTTGATAAAAATAATGAAAAAATTGGGGCTATATGGCATAGACTTGTTATGGGTGATAGAATGATTAAGGATGGTTTTGATGAATAATGATTACAGAAAGAATCTTGAATTAAACAGACTATTCGTAGAACTTGAATGGCGTAGATGTGCTCAGGATGAAGAATATTTTTTTAATAACTATGTTTTTATTCCATCCGAAGAAGACGTAAGGGGACGAACAAAATTCCAGTTATTTGATTATCAAGTAGAATTATTAGATTTATTTAAGAATAACAGATTTGTAGTAGCACTTAAAGCCCGTCAGTTAGGTTATACCACTCTGGCTATGGCCCACGCAATCTGGTTATCTTTTTTTAGACCTGGTGCTACAATTCTGATTGTTTCTCAAACACAAAAATCTGCTAATAAAAACTTAGGTCAGGCTAGACTTGCTTATCAATTCTTACCACAATGGATGAAGGATAGAGCACCAAAACTAATATCTGACTCTACTGATGGTATTACATTTGAGTTTGCTGATGGTATGTTATCTAAACTTAAATCAGCACCAGCCGTAGAATCAGTTTTCGCAGGTGAAACAGCAACCCTAGTGATACTTGATGAGGCGGGTCTTGTTGAGCCCGCACAGAGGCAGGAGGATGTTTTTAGAACCCTTCTACCAACAACTGATGCTGGTGGTTCTATGTTAATTATTTCTACTTCAAGAGGTAATTATAATCGTTTTGCTAAGTTATATCGTGCTGCTAAAAAAGGCGATTCACAATTTGTACACTTCTTCAAACCCTGGATGGTATCTCCATTTATGATGTGTTCTGATAAATGCGGTTGGTGTTCAGGGCCAAGAGGAACTAGAACTCCATGTAATACAAGATATGATTCTACTAGAAAATTATTTGCTGATGAACCATGGAGATTCTTTCAAGAGTATCCTAGAGATGATGAAGAAGCATTTAGAGAATCTGGAAGACCAAGGTTTCAAGGATTACCAAACGAAAATGTATTTACTGATTTTCCATATCGTGGTAATTTTGTTTGGAAGAATGATGATGAGATTGAATTTGAGTTTGATGAATCTGGTCCATTAAGATTATCTACAATTGATATTGACCCTAATGCGTTTTATGTTATAGGTGCTGACCCTGCTTCTGGTGGAGGACGAGATTATTCTACTGCTCATATTTTAACTTATGATGAATTTGATAAAGTTGTGATTGTAGGATATTATCATGCTAACACAATTGCTCCAACTGAATATGCTGCCGACTTAGATAAAATGGGTAGATATTTTAAGGGACGACAATGGGCTGCTTTAATGGCTGTAGAAAATCAGGGTTCACAAGGTTCATTACCAATTAACGAACTTCATAAACATTTAGATTATCCTAACGCATATCTACATCAGATGGTAGGTACTAAAACAAAAAATAAAACAAGGTTATTTGAATTTCCTATGACTGTAGATAGACGTAGAGCAGTTATTGACAGATTAGCAAAGTATTTAGTTTTTAATGGAAATGAATGCTTAATTGATAATATTTACCCACTATTACGTATGGAATTAGGTCAGTTTGTTACTCAAGAAACCGCCAATGGTAATATTAGATATGCTGCTGATACTGGATGTCATGACGACTTAGTTATGTCTATGGCGATTGCTTTATGGGTTTTAGTTGAAGAAGGCGGGCTTTCCTCCCCACTAACGACTGATAGTGAGGACTTAACTTGGAAGCCCACTGGTAAAGTAAATCTCAAGTCTATGCGGGAGGCTCGTGAACGAGCAATAGCCGACATGGAGGAAGCACAGAAACAGCAGTGGGAGGCTTTTGGATTAAGTTACAATTGACAAAAACTATGAGAGGTGTAAATGCTAGATAAGTCAAAGAATGGCGAGTACAGCCTGAAGGATAAACAGGCTGTTATTCGTGATGCTCTAAAACGAATGGACCCAGTTCATAATCACTGGAGAATGTTAGAGTCTTTATATCGTACAGGTGCCCAACGTGAATTAACAATGCTTGACTTAAATCGCATTCTTCCATTTCCTGTGCCTGGTGCTTTTTTAAGAACTGTTAATATGGTTCTACCTCATCTAACAATGATTATAAATTCTGTTATTCAGCAAGACCCTAAATTTTTAGTTGTACCTGTCGGTGGAAATATTGATATAATTGAAAGAAATGCTAAGATAGCAAAAAATGTTTTAGATTATTTTTGGCAGAGAACTGAAGCAACTTCAACATTAAGAGACATGACTCAAGATATGGTTATTCTTGGAAATGGTTTTGGTAAAACTGGTTGGAGTTATTCTGAAGTTACTGTAGATAGAACAGCAAATGATGTTACATTAGAAGCAAATGATTTAATACAAGCAGCACAAGATATTGCTTTAGAAACTGGTACACCAATAGACCAGAACACAATGAATGAAATTATTAACACAGTTTCTATAACACAACAGATGGTGGAAATTGATGAACCTTATTTAGAATATGTTTCTCCTTATGATGTATTCTTACCTGCTAATGCTCGTAGATTAAATACTACTCGCTGGGTTGCTCAAAGAATTAGAGTACCACTTGAAGAGTTAAAAGCAAATCAAAACTTTGATAAAGATGCTATAGAAAATATTACACCAGATACTGGTTATTCAGACCCATCAACAATTGCTAATTATGAAAGTCATGAAGAAGGACTACCACCAGTATTTACTCACGCAACTGTTTTTGAATTTTATGATATGAAGATGAGAACATTATCAGTATTCCAAGTAGATGCTGAAAAATCTTTATATGAAGGACCAATTCCATACGACCACAGATATCCTCCATTTGTACATATGAGAAACTTTAATGATGGTGGAAATACATTCTGGGCATTCGGTGATATGGAAAATATCGCTGGTATTCAGTTAATGATTAATGAAATTATGAATGCTGAGTTAAATGACTTGAAGCGTGTTGGTAATAAATACTTTATAAATAAAAAAGTTTTAACACCTGAATTAACTAAAGCATTAATGGATAATAAACCAGACCAAGTAATTCCTATGGATGTTCCTAATAACGTTAATATGAGTGAAGTTCTACAACCTGTACAAAGATTAGCAACACCAAAAGATAACTATATTATGGAAACTAAATTACAAGATTACATGCAGCGTATTCTTGGAGTTACAGATTTCCAAGCAGGTGTCGTATCTTCAGCAAATAGAATTCCTGGAACTGCTGCCGCTGCTATAGAAGGTGCTTCAACAACTAGAGCAATTGATAAATTAATGAATGTTGAAAAAGCATGTAAAGAAGTTGCTACTAGAATGCTTGCCTTATGTCAGCAATTCTTAGATAATACAAAAGCAATTAGAATCGCAGGACCTGATGCTCCTACCTGGTTACAAGTAACAGATACTGATATTGAAGGAGAATTCTCAATAGATGTAGAAGGTGGTTCAACATCAGCCGTTAACCCAGCATCAAGAGCAAGACAAGGTCAGGAACTACTTCAGGGTATTGTTCCAACACTTGTACAATTAGGATATGACCCAGAGCCAACAATTAGACAGGCTTTAAGTTATATGGGATTGAATCCAGATAATATTCTTGTAAAAGCAGTACAAGCACCACAACAGATGCCAACTGATTTACAAGGACAAGGTGTACCTCAGGGAAATCCTGATACACAGTTAATGACAGACTTAGGTGGAAGCCAAATGCCTGGAACAACACAAGGAGGTATAATGTAATGAAGATGAATCCAAAAGCATCAGCACTAAACGCTATGGCTGAAGAAGGTGGCAACTATAAGGAGCCAAAGACTAAAGCAGAAGATGTTAGTGAGGATACAACAGAAGGCGAAACAGAAGATACTTGCTGTGTTAAGTGTTCATGTGGAGCAAGCCTTCTCTGTGCTGATTGTGGCAAATCAACATGCGAATGTGATTGCTAATTAAATAATTTTAGAGGGATATCAGGTGGAGGGTATCCCTCTTTATTTTTGTCTTTTTTAGGGTGGGGAGAAAAACCTCCCCATTAACGACTTATAGTAGAGGGTATATTCCGTACCCAACGAACAAGTATCACAGGAACCCACGCCGTGGATAATCCTTAAATACATTCGGTTAGAATAGGAGAAATAAACTATGTCAGAAGAACTAAGAAATCTTATTTCTGGTACTGCGGAGGAATTGAACCCAGAGTTTAATCTGGATAATCTTGAATCTACAGACGAAGAAGTAATTGATGATACAATTGAACAAGAGGAAGAGGCTATCTCTGAAGAGGAGGTGGAAGATTCCGAAGACGATTTATCAGATGATGAGGACTCAGATGAATCTGACACTAACGGTGAGAGATACACTGTAAAGGTAGATGGAGAAGAGTTTGAGGTAACACTTGAAGAACTCAAATCTGGATACCAAAGACAAGCCGATTATACTCGTGAGAAACAAGCATTAAAGGCTGAGATTGAGCAGATTGAACAAGTTAAAGAAGTTTTTGGTGAGCAGTTATCTGCTCTTGAAGAACTTGATGCCGCTTGGGATGAAAATCCAATTCAGGTATTAACACACTTTACTTCAAACACTGCGAACCCAACTCAGGCTGTTGCTCTATTAATTAGAGACTTAGCAGCCCAAAATTTACTTGAGCCACAATTTATGGAAATGTTTGGTATAACACCACAGGTCCAGCAAGAGTGGGCAAGAGAAACTGAGTTAAATCAATTACGTACTGCTAATCAACGAGGAACTTCTTTGAAGGACCAAGAATTACAGTCAGCACAAATGGAACTTGAAGTACAACGAGCAATCGCAGAGTATGACCAACAGATAGATGACATCATTGATACTGAGGGTCTAAACTTCAACGTTAAACAACGTGCTGCGTTCCGTCAGGAACTAGCCAAATATGCTGCGGACAATGAGTTAACAAATTTGAAGGCCGCTTATAAAGCCTTTAAGTATGAGGAATCTCAAAAGACTAAAGCACTCGCTGCTAAAACAGCAGAGAAAGCAAAACAAAAGAAAGCCGCTGGTGCGGCAACACGTTCTGGAAGTGGGCAAGGTGCCCCTGTTCAGGACACTTCAGACTTAAACGCAGTTATTCGTGCTGCTATGAAAGAAGCCCAAGGGTAATTTTATAACACCGAGAACTGTCATAAGTCAGAAATTCTAACCCAATGCCAAAATATAACAATTTACTTAGGAGGTAAACTATGGCTGCTCTCGGTGATGCGTTTTTCGTACAAACGTTCACAACAACTTTACAGCGTTATGAGAAACAACTTGTAGATAACGTTCTTAAGAGTCACCCAACTCTTGAACTCTTCAAGCAGAACGCTAAATCAATTACAGGCCGTGGATTGGTTATTCCACTACGTGCCGCTACTCTTGGTGCGACTGGTTACACAGACGCTTCAGGAACACACTCTACTGCTACTTCAACTGATATTATGGGTTCAGCGGTCTATGACTGGGCTAATGAAATCGTTACACCATTCAGATTGAAG